AAAATCAACCCCACTGGACCACACATCGATTCCAATTTGATTTATATTTGTGATAAGTGCAAAGTAAGGTTTGCGGATCGTGAACGATGGGGCGAATGGTTAAAACAAATTAGGCAACTGAATGAAAATCCATACTAAAATTTACATGAACCATTTCGGATACGACACATCCGATTTTATTCCATGCGAAGTTTGTGGAAACCAGGCGGTTGACATCCACCACATCAAACCACGCGGAATGGGCGGAACAAAAACAAAAGACACCATAGAAAACTTGATGGCACTTTGCAGAAAGCATCATTTAGAACTTGGGGATAAGAAACAACACATGGATTTTTTAATCATCACACACCAAATAAAAATGAACAAATGAACATAGAATGGGTTAAAACAAAAGACATCATCCCAAACGAAAACAATCCAAGAATTTTGAAGGATGATAAATTCAAGAAGTTAGTACAATCAATTAAGGACTTTCCTGAAATGTTGGAGATACGCCCCATTGTTGTCAATAATGAAATGATGATTCTGGGCGGTAACATGAGATGGAAAGCCATTCAAGAAATCGGCATCAAAGAAATACCAATCATCAAGGCAGAAAACCTAACCGAAGAACAACAACGGGAGTTTTTAATCAAGGACAATGTTGGATTTGGTGAGTGGGATTGGGATGCGTTGGCAAACGATTGGAATCCCGAAGAATTGAACGAATGGGGGTTGGATGTCCCAGTGGTATTGGATTCTGTTGAACCTGATGATTTATCGGATAAAATTCAAGAATCTTTCCGCATTGAAATCATTTGCAAAGATGAACAATCACAAGAACAAGCGTACATTAAATTAATTGAGGAGGGATACGAATGCCGTCTTTTGACATTGTAAAACGCAGTCAACCGAAAAAATCATTCCGTGTTGCATCCATTGTGGGTAAATTTGATTTACAATCGGACGAAATTGAAGAACGATTTGTAGGCAACATCGACATAAACGAAAATTGGCAAATTGGATTAATAGTAGGCAAAAGTGGAACGGGCAAAACCACCATTGCCAAACAGTTGTTTGAAAATGCTTACATTACATCCTTTGAATACGATGGTGAATGTGTGTTGGATGATATGCCAAAAGATAAGTCAGTTGATGACATAACAAAAGCATTCAATTCAGTTGGGTTTAGTTCACCACCATCATGGTTAAAACCATATTCTGTGTTGAGTAATGGTGAAAAGATGCGGTGTGATTTAGCGCGAGCAATTTTATCAGATACGGACTTGTTTGTGTTCGATGAATTTACTTCGGTAGTTGATAGACAAGTGGCTCAAATCGGGTCATTCGCTATGCAGAAGGCAATAAGAAAAACACAAAAAAAGTTTATTGCGGTAACTTGCCATTTTGATGTGGAAGATTGGTTATTACCCGATTGGGTATTTAACACAGACACGATGACCTTTCAATCTTTTGAAGGGCAAAAAAAAAATAGGCCCGAAATCAAATTTGAGATATACCAGTCAGCAGATAAAGGAATATGGAAAATGTTTGCTAAATATCACTATTTAAGCCATTCACACAATAACGCAGCAAGTGTGTATGTAGCATTGGTTAATGACCAAATTGCAGGTTTCATATCCATTTTGCATTTACCACACCCAAAAGCCAAGGATATTAAAAAAGTTCATCGATTAGTTATTTTACCTGATTATCAAGGAATTGGTATTGGAGGCATATTGTTAAATGAAATTGGTAACATATACAAAAAGAACAAATGGAGATTCAGCATTGTGACATCTGCGCCAAGTTTAATACATTCTTTGAAAAATTCAAACAAATGGATTTGTAGACATTTTGGACGAATGGTTGCATCAACGGGAGTTATTCATGGTAACGCCAATAAGTCCAACAATTCCAAAGATAGAATTACAGCATCATTTGAAAAAAGATAATTTTGTATTTGAAATATGAAATGTATCCGTATATTTGTGACATGGAAATAGGACAAATGACAAAATGGACATTGGATTCAATTGACAAAGTTGAATGTATCGGAGTATTTTTGCAACAAATCAATGAAACAACATCGGAAGTGATATGTCATTACATGAATGAAAAAAAATGTGTATTGAAAATTCAAGTTGAAACAATTAAATTACAAGCAATATGACAAATAACATTACAATCAACGGCATTGATGGTTCAATTGCCCACTGCGAAGCAAAAGGATTTGGTAAGATTTTTATGGCATACGCCAATGAATGTCCAAACGAGGAAATTATGGCAATTGGATTTAACCCACATTCAGGGTATGTTTACATAGCACTTGAAAATGGAGTTTCAATTTGCTCATGTATGGGGCATCAAGTTGATTACTTGGTAACAGATACATACAACGGAGATGAAGAATTTTTTGACACTTACAAAGAAGCAATAGAAAACTCATGAAAGCATGGAGAGAAACCCGAGACACCATACCACATGACCAAGTGTGGGTATTAATTGACACCAAAGAGGTTGCCTATATTTTAGACGGGCAATGGTATTTGGCACATGATGATTCACCAATCAATGCACCATATATGTGGATGCCCATTCCCCTTTTACCAAACGATTAATCATGACCCCGAAAACATATAAACGAACAACTTATATCAAAGGATATATCTTTGATGGGACGCATGAATCGGCAAAATTTATTATTGAAAAGATAAAAGAATTTAGCACCCCCGCGTTCAAAAGAATTGTGTATCAACAAAATTTAATTGATGATACAATCAAGTTTGAGTATTATGGTTCAAAAATAACGCAAGGAGATTTCATAGAATTGGGAAGTCATGGCGACCCAAATGATGTTGGCATTTGGACTTCAAAAGACCTTGAAAGGTTGAAATATATTTTGGAAGAATAATCGTGGAAAAATCGTGATTTTATGGCAGACAAATTAGACAACCTAACCCCGTTCCCACCTGGAAACAATGCTAACCCAAACGGCAGACCCAAGGGAAGCAAGAACCGAAGCACCATCGCACGGAAATGGTTGGAGGTTATGCAAGAAAGCAAAAACCCCATCACGGGTGAATTGGAAAAACTATCCCAAGAAGATTTGATAACACTTGCCATGATACACAAGGCAAGGAAAGGCGATGTGGGTGCGTACAAACAATTGATGGATTCGGGATTTGGTATGCCCACCCAACAAATTGATGTTACCACTGAAAAACCAATCTTCAATGGTATTGATTTAGATGTGAAATAATGCTTCAAAGAACCACCGCCCAAACCAAGATTTCACAACTGCGAAAGCGGGTTAGAATCGTGCGCGGTGGAACAAGTTCGAGCAAAACATTCAGCATTATTCCCATGCTTATCACATACGCGGTGCAAAACCCAAAGTGTGAAATTAGCGTGGTATCGGAAACCATCCCGCATTTGCGAAGGGGTGCAATCCGTGACTTTCTTAAAATCATGGACATGGTGGGAATGTATGACCCAAACAAGTGGAACAAATCTTCACTCACCTACACATTCTCAAATGATTCATACATTGAATTCTTTTCTGCGGATCAACCCCAAAAGTTGAGGGGTGCAAGGCGTGATGTTTTATTCGTCAACGAGTGCAACAACATAGATTGGGAATCATACTACCAAATGGCAATCCGTACCCGTAAATTCATTTATTTGGATTACAACCCCGTTGCGGAGTTTTGGGTTGATAGCGAATTGGTGGGCGACCCTGATGCGGAAATGATTGTACTAACCTACAAAGACAACGAAGCGTTGGATAAATCCATTGTGGCGGAAATTGAAAAGGCACGGGATAGGGCAGAAACAAGCAACTATTGGCGTAATTGGTGGAGAGTATTCGGGCTTGGTGAGATTGGAAACCTTCAAGGGGTTATCTTTTCAAATTGGCAAACCATTGACAAGATTCCCGAGGATGCAAGGTTACTTGGTTGCGGTGTCGATTTCGGTTATACAAACGACCCTACGGCCATCGTTGCCGTATATGAGTACAATGGCCAACGCATCGTTGATGAGGTCGCATATCGCACGGGGATGCTTAATTCGGATATTGCAAAGGCATTACCCAACTTTGTGCCAGTGTATGCGGATAGCGCAGAACCAAAATCAATTGATGAGATACGCAGATACGGCATTAGAATCAAGGGCGTAACCAAGGGAAAGGATTCCATCAACTACGGAATCCAAATCATGCAATCACAATCGTATTTGGTGACATCCACATCTACAAACCTAATTAAAGAACTACGCAACTATTGTTGGGATACCGATGCCCAAGGGCGTACAATGAACACACCAACGGGAACGGATCACGGAATTGACAGTTGGAGATATTTCGAGATGATGGCACTTGGAATCAAATCATCGTACGGCCAATACGACATCCGATAATTTTTTTTAATTATTTTTCATTTTATATTTGGAATTACAAATAATGGGGGTATATTTGTTGAACAATATGACAAATATGAGAAACGCAATCGAAACAATCAGAGAATCTTACAAAGGACAAATCGAAATCCTTGTTCAAAAAGAAACCGAAAGAATCGCCAACATTTTGAGTGTTTACAACGATTTCAGAACCAAATTCCCTACCGAGATTCAGGACTGCGCAGTATTCCGCACAATTTTAATCATGAACGGATGTAACGATGAATTGGCCAACGAAGAAAATGCAAAAAGCCACAATTGGTACACCAAGTATGCTTATTCAATGACACATGGTCGCCGTATGAGGTTGCAAGATTTTGTTTTTGGTTTGGTTAATCGCTACGAAAAAACATTTGCAAGTCATATTGAATCAGTAAAAGCCGTTAGCGTAGCAAAATTGGAAAGCGCATTGACAAAGTTTTTGACTACCGATGACATGGCCGAAACAATAACCACACACATTGGCGGAAAAGGTTTTGAAGTTAACGCCAAATTGCAAGATGGTCGTTTCTTTTACACTTGTTGCATTGGTGCGGGTGGTTACAACATTCAAGAATACCATTTGAGATACATAGCAAAAATGTTAAAATAAAAAGAACGGGGGCCTAACCGCCCCCATTGTTTATTTCGTGTGGATTAACTATATTCGCATTGACAAATAACATGGAAGTAAAATCAATTGATTACCAAGATTGCAAAGAGTGGTTTTTGAAAAAGCACTATGCAAGGAGAATCCCGCCGATAGAGTTTTGTTTTGGATTATACAATGAAAATTTGTTGATTGGCGTATGCAGTTACGGGACACCCGCGAGTAGCCCGTTAAGGGAGTCAATACCATCGTTTAAATTGTACGAACTAAATAGATTAGTCATCAATGAAGGCGTTCCAAAAAACACATTAAGTTTTTTTGTTTCCAAAACAATTAAGATGATGCCAAACCCATGCGTGTTGGTATCTTATGCAGATACATCACACAACCATCAAGGATACATTTACCAAGCAACCAATTGGATTTATACGGGATTATCTGTAAAGTTCATGGATTACATGATTAAAGGCATGGAACATCTGCATGGGGCAAGTGTATTTGATATGTCAAGGGGGCAAGAAAACCGCGTTGAATGGTTAAGGGAAAAATTTGGTGATCGGTTGTACATGAAAGAAAGACCACAAAAACACAGATACTTTTATTTTATCGGAAACAAATACCAAAGAAAACAAATGGGCGTTGAGTTGCCGTATAAAATTGAACCATACCCAAAGGGGGACAACATAAGGTACGATGCAAGTTACCAACCAACAACACAAACAAAATTATTTTGACAAATGGAAATTAAAGATTATCGGTATTCAAACGAATTAAGAACAAAGGCAAAGGCATTGCCAATGTATGAGGAATTCATCAAACTGGTTGATGATGACAAAAAGGTACAAAAGTACAACACCATCCAAGATATGTTATTGGATGCGTTCAAATGGGATGCAAGCCCACAAGGTCAGGACTATTGGCAATCGGTGTATGATTCAATTGTCATTATTGACCATCCAAGATGCCCCAAATGTAACCGACTGGCAAAGGTGACATTCAGCAAATCCAAGGGGAATTATCGGTGCTTTTTATGTAAAATAAACTACAAATGACAACACATTATCAAGAGGTGCATAACCTCAAACAAGAAATTAGGCGGATGCGGTTGCAGATGATTGAACAGAAATCGGACTATGATAATTTGGTTCGTGCGTTAAAGCGTGAAATCGTTCAACCCAAAACGGACATCAATTTAGAACCCACCCCATGGCGCGAAGTATTACGGGCAATCTGTGAGGTTTACGACCTTACCCCCGACACGGTGATAACAAGGTCAAGAAAACGAAGGCCATTGTATGCCCGTCATATGTTCAACCACATTTGCAGAAAGCGGTTGGAAATGACCTTTGAAGAAATAGGGCTAATCTGTGGTCGGGATCACTCCACCATCATTTCATCGGTGCGTGAATTTGGGGATATTTTACAGACAGACAAAGAAGTTCAAAGATACCATGCAAGGGTTCACACCATCCTTCACGAAAGATTCCCGTAAACATTCGGGAATTTCTTCGTTTTATTAATATATGATTGAAAACAAAAAGATAATTGTACCTACCGAACTGCGTGATGTAAAGTTGCATCAGATGATAACATACAACGGGTTAAAACCCGAAATGGATGATGTGTCAAGGCAGTTGGAAGCGGTGGCAATCTTTTGTGACTTGACCATGTCGGAGGTTAAGAATATGCCATTTGACACACTGAAATACTGTGTGGAAAAAATCACAACCATGTTGGAATCTAAACCAACATTCACACCCAGGTTCGAGTACAAAGGCATTGAATACGGATTCATTCCAAACTTTGACGAACTCACAACGGGTGAATTCATTGACATCGAAAATTACTGCAAAGAGCCAAACGACCTTTGGAAAGTGTTGTCGGTTTTGTATCGCCCGATTACCAAAAAAGGACAAAATGGAAGGTACGAAATCATGGCCTACAATGCCGATTTGAACACGGCATTTAAGGAGATAGACGCGAACACTGCATTTGGTGCGATGCTTTTTTTTTGGAGTTTAGGAATCGACTTATTGAATTCTTTCCAGAAGTATTTGCGGATGGTGAGGAGGGGGGAAGTGGCGATGAAATACGCCTTACCAAAAAATGGGGATGGTTTGGAATGGTCTACCGACTTGCTAACCGAAATTTCCTCAACCTTGACAATGTGTATACAAAACCCATTCAAACCGCTCTCATGTGGACCGCTTACGAAAGTGACATTGCGAAGATGGAACAAAAAGCAATTAGAAAAAAATGAACAATAATCACATAGGCACGGCATTTGAGTTGATGAAGGATATTGCAACCGAAGAAGGTTG